TGTTACGCCCATGCGATCCATGGCACGCTCAGCAGACCAGAGTCGGTTCTGGACCAGGTTGACTGCAGTCTGTGCAAGCTCAATGGTGTCTCGAGGCGTAAGCTCAGGAGGGGTGATAGCAATCTGGTATTCACCGTCAATGATGTTGCTGATTGCCTTGTCCTTGTTCTCCCACACGCGTGCGCACACTTCCCATACCTGCTGAATCCAGCTGTAAAGGAGTTTGCGCTTTGGCGAGATTCGCGCCTCGTAGTTGGCCATAAGCTGTGCGATAGCACGGCTTGATCCAAGAACGCTAGACGGAGCCAGCCCAAGTAGGAGATCATTCAATCCGGAAACAACTGCTAGCTCACGGTCGATGCGCTTGTTGTAATCCTCTACCTGGAACTGAGGGATAAACGGGTTGATTGACTCAAGACGGTTCCCGGCCCCAGGGGTAGCGACCTGGTTTGGCTTTGGAATAGCGTTGGCCGGGACCTCATCCGGAGCGTCGGCGCCTACGAGCTGCCACATCTGGCCGCCTACGACTGAGTGGATCATCTGAGCTTGCGCCGTGATCTTCTCGTCCTTCTCTCGAAGAAGCTGCTCAATGTCGTAGAGCTCTGGCTTTCCGTACGGGCTGCCTGGGATCATGCTGTTCCTGAGCATGATGTAAGGAATCACACCCTCAAGTTCTGGGTGCTCAGTTCGCTTGACAACCGTGTTGCCGACAATGATTGCATTGCACACAAGCGGCGGCTTGCCTGGGGTTGTGGCATGCTTGTACCAGTAGTCAATGACTTCAATTTTCATCTGGTCATATGCAGTCTGGTAGCGGATTGGGTCTCGGTGGTAGCTGTTAAGATAAATGCTGGCGATTGGATCGTCATGCGTGCTGGACGATGTGTATGGGAACCACTTGTTGCCGTCGTTGACTGGGATCACGTCTACTCCCCAGTCCTCTAGGACAGACTGTGGGGATCCACCATGCGTAGAATAGGCGCTCTCGTCGTGCTGCCTGCTCGCGCTCCTCCATCGTAGGACCGGTTGGCACATAGTTCACAACAGGCGTAACAGCCTGTAGAGAGGCCGGGATCTGTACATACGAAGCATGTAGGTTAACTGACACGTGTGACCGGCCAGAAAGGCGGGCACTTGGGTCTTCCGCCCAGTGGTCCGCTCCGCCAAGTGTAAACGTCTGTGGGTGGTAGTAGTGGTCAAACCTTCGGTACAGAGCTCGCATTCGGTTCTGCTCAGGCTCAACCATCTGCTTGCGGTTCATGGCCTCCAGTGCCAACATGAAGTCTTCGTTGTCTTCGGCTACCTCACCAAGCTGATTGAGTCGCTGCTTCTCGAGAGACATGCCGCGCTTCTGCTCGGCAGTGAGAGCCTGAAGTCGGTCAAACTTAGGATTGATCTTGGCAACTCGTACCTTGCCGCCGGAGATAACGGCGTCATTGATCGTGCGACCAGAGCCAGCCTTCTTGGTTCGGCCATTGGCGATAGCGCTGGGGAGTGCGCTAGCCTTGCGTCCCTTAGTTGCTGCTGGTGTAGCTTCTGTCTTGATTGGTGCGCCAGGAGCTGCGACTGCAGTAGTCTTCTGGCCACGGATCTCCTTTCGGGCCGTCTCAATGGCCTTCTTGATTCCCTGGATGTTACCCGGGGTGACTACGTTAGGGTCAGTCGTGATCATGGAAGGAACTTCCTTGCCATTTACGAACGACCCAGAGGTCATCTTCAGTTTATCTTTGGCCATTTGTCATCTCCCCAAAATAGCTGAACACCGGGTTAGCGACCGGGCTCGAAGGATTTCTGGTCGCATGCCTTACCGACAACGCCAGTGCCATTACAGCATCAGTTTCCAGCTTCTTGTCATCTAGCTTGTAGCCCAGCAGCTGGCGCCGGAGCTCCATCCATGCTCCTCTACGAGGGAGCTTTAGCTGTTGGCGATCCACCACCGCCTTGAGGTCCGCTAGAAGCTCTAACTTCTTGGCCCTGGTGCCACCAAAGTCGTAGTCTCTGAGTGGCTTAATGATGCTGAACTCCTGGCGGAAAAGCTTTCCACCGAATCCAGTTGAGTCGATTGTTGTTGTGCATGCAGCGCCATCCTGGTTGTATAGAAGGTGACCTTCTCGTACCATGTTGACCACCGCTGGGATTGTCTGCTTGCCTACCTTGCGCCGGCACCGCACCCCCACCATTAGCGCACGCTCTGTGTAGTCAATGGTGACTGCCCAGGTTGCGTCTGATGAAATGCCAGGGTCTACTCCCTGCGAGTACCTCTGTCCCTTTGTTGGAGCAATCTCTTCCTCAAAGTCCACGAAGCACTTGTCAATCATGTCTGCGTTGAAGTATGCGTCTCTGGCCTCGATGAAGTACCCGTCGATGTTCTGCGGTACCAGGTACTCTGCCTGCTGCCTAACAATAGAATCAAAGGTTTCTGAGTTTAGTCCGAAGCCTACGTTGTCCCTTGTCGAAAGACGGAAGCTCATAAACTGGGAATCGCGCCCCGGGTTCTCTGGGTTGCCCAGCTCCCACAGGTCTGCGTAGTCGTTGATACCCTCAGTAGGTGTACCGATAAAGTGTAGCTGGCCACCGGTAGATAGTCGTCGTAGGTTCAGAACCTCTTGGTAAATCATCAGAAGGTGCGGCTCAAAGGCCGCCTCGTCGAACGAGATGCCATTCATGTCCTTACCCAAGAGGGCCTTGGCCTTGTCCTGGGTTGTCCGGAAGTGGATGTTGGCCCCACCGAAGATGGGATCAACCTTGATCCACAGGTACTCTCCACGCCACTTCTTCTCGAAGTTGTAGACCGGTCCGATGTCTTTCACTATTGGACATCCTCTACCTCGTTGGGCGGGGTGGCTTCCTTGAAGAAGCATCGATAGTTCCCTGTGCACCAACTCAGCAGTTTCCTGCTGGATACCAATGTGATACCATTCGTAAGGCTCGGTAGTCCAACGCTCGGCGTCCTCAATGGAACCGTTAGTCGGGGGGCGAAGCCCCAGCTTGTAGGTGGCAGAGTGCAGGACTCCAACAGCCATCCCCAAAGTCTTACCGGCCCGGTTGCCAGCGCTGCACACAGTGGTCAGGTATTTAGGCCTGAATCCTGTTTCATCACGGGCAACCATACCTTCTAACCAGGCCAACTGGCCCGGATTGAGATTGACACCTAGCCAACGAGAGGCGAAGAAACCGATGTCGGTTCGACCTCTGGTTAGATCTTGGGCAATCTCAGCATTAATGTTCAAGCAGTCTTTCCTTTGTTTTTAGCGCTAATGGCCCTTGCCTTAGCTTTGGCATCAGCCTTGCTACTAGCTCCCCACGCTTGAAGAGAGAGCAGGAGACGCGTCGGTCGCCCTTTGGAGTCCCGCTCCGGCCCGGGCATGTTACCCATGCGGGCCAGGAACGACGCACGACGCGGATTGTTGCCGGATTTAACCGGCGCCTTGAGCGTGCCACCCTTGTAGGAGGCACGCCCCTTAGCATTTAGCCCACCCGCAGGATTCTTACCTTCTTTGCGAGTCCAGGCTGGAGTCTTAGCCACGCTGGGCTGGGGTACGCTGACCCGCTTTGTTGGTACCAAAGAGAGTCTTGCCTCCCTTAGGAAGCTTCTTTCCCTTTGCTGCCTTGCCCTTAGGCTTGGCCTTTCCCTTGGCGCCCTTCTTGGCGTACATATCCATAAGGAACGCTGGCATCTTCTTTCCTGGCATTATCGACCTCCAATATTCTTCTTTTTCTTAGTCGGGCCCACATTCCGATAGGATCCGTTGTCACCAATCTTAGCTCCAGAGGCAGACCCAACAATAGGGTTCTTGCTCCATGGTCGATAGGCGTTTGGGCCAACTTTTCGCCACTCTTTGTCCTTTGTTCCGGCAACACCATCAACGATGCGACCGCCTGACGCAGACCCTACAATTGGGGTTGGTCGAGCTGGCTCGGCTGGTGGCGTCTTGACGGTCTTACCCTTGCCGCTACCGCCGCCGTTCTGAGTGGACTTACGACCACCGCCCCGTCCCGTATCCTTGGAGAAGCCCTCTTCCTTGCGGACCTTGACGGCTCCGCCGCCATAGGTGGTGACGCCCTTGGCGTCGCTCTTTGACTTGCGCTTGCTTTCCTTGAGCGTGCCAAGTGCTACGCGGTAGTTGTCGATCTGAGACCAGACCTTCTGCTTCTCCTTGTAGTTCTTGAACTTGCCGGTCTTAACGTACTTGACTAGCTTCTGCATATCAGCAAGGATATCCTTGCGAGTCTGAGTACCGCGTGCTGGTGCGCCACTGCTATAGCGACGCTGACCAGGCTTAACCTTTCCTGTGTTTCCCGTTGTCTCTGTCTTAGCCGCACCAGCTACACTGCGTGGCTCAGGCTTCTTCTTGTCTGCCATAGTTATTCTCCCTTATTCCCGAACGCAACATCGTTCGGATTGAGCCAGCGAAGGATTACAGGGAGAACAGCTGCAAGTCCGGCGGCCACGAGAGCGCGAACGCCATCACGGTTAAGGTCAAGAACGCTGTCCCCAAGCACAATCAGCTGAGCGACTACTGCGGCTAGGAATGAACGCCCCCAGGACGCCACCAATGCCTTAAGTTCCTTGTTCATCGTCTACCTCCTCTGCAATCAGAGTATATGATCCGCCCCCCAAGATCCCAGCCATTGCGACTGCGAGACCACGGTCTGCGTTCTTTTCCGTTCTTCGGTCCAACATTTCTTGGGCCCGGAGTCCCTCCGACAGAGTCGGCATGAGATCCCCGTTTTCAACCATCTTAAATACGTATCCGCTTACCAGCTTGGCAAGATCGCTACTTGTAGATTCGATCTTTACTGCCTGCTGCACCTTTCTGGCTACCTCTTTACGAACATTCATGTGCTGGTCGGTAAGGTGCTGGCGCTTGTGGTTTCCCAATGTGATCCGGCTGATGTACGAGTTTTCGGCCTTTAGCCAATCGCTGATCTTGACGTCCGGCATTCCCTCGGTCATCTTTCGGTTGATGACGTCTACTAGCGGACTTGAGCAGACTGCGCATTTACTCAGAAGTTTCATCAGGTCTTGATAATAAAGTTTAGCAACGTAGCCTTAGGGGTTAGTGTACCACCGCTGGAGGATGAGGTGACGGATGTGGTGCCAAGAGATGTCACCCCGCCACTTACGGTGTGGGTAAGGTTGGCGCTTTCTGCTGCGGACGTCACAGCTGCTGGGTTTGTTGCATGGGTATGGGTTGATGTCCCAACATTAACAGATACTCCGGTACCAGCATACGTGATAACACCAACCGTAGCGCTAGGTGAACCAGAAGTTGTACTGGCAACGTCAACAGAGTGGGTATGGTCTCCGTGGGTCGCTACTGCAATGGTGTCCGCATGTCCGTGGGCGATGTTAGTTGTGTGATCGTGGGCTGTAGCGTTTGCCGTGTTTGGAGCAAAGGTACCAGAGTTGTTGGCTAGCGCTGCAACTGTAGCTGCTCCTGCAGCGAAGCGATCCCGCATGTCCGGTAGGGTAAACGTTCCGGTTGTAACACCGAAAACTGCCGCTAGGGATGGGTATGTTGACTGGTTGTATGTTGCCCCGTCCAGGAAAAGCCAGTCTGCTGGAGCAGTAGCAGTTGGCCACATTACGATAGATCCTGTTGGGCCTGTTGGGCCCATCGGTCCTGTTGCTCCAGTAGCTCCGTTAGTGCCATTTGTGCCATTGGTTCCAGCTGGTCCAGTAGGACCGGTTGGACCGGGTACCGTGCTATCTGCACCGGCTGGTCCCGTAGGGCCAGTAGCTCCAGTAGCTCCGTTAGTCCCGTTGGTGCCTGCTGCGCCAGTAGCGCCAGTAGCGCCAGTTGGGCCGGCTGGGCCGGCTGGGCCGGCTGGGCCAGTTGCACCAGTGGCACCCGTGGCACCTGTTGGGCCCGCTGGCCCAGTAGGACCGGCTGGGCCGACTGCCCCTCCTCCAGCCTCTAGCGCTGTAATCCTGGCACGAATGGTATTGCCCTCATCCTGATCAACCCACTCAAAAGTAGGCTCGACCAGCATTGCGGACTGGAGTTCGTTGTTGTATTCATCAGGAACCTCGAACACGGTGAGAGCTGGCCCCTCAAATAGGAGGCCATTCCACCTGAGTGAGATCGGTCTGTTGAACCTGAACTTTGCCATTAAGACTCCTTAATCTCTCTATATATATCCACTCTTGTCAAGAGCTGTGCACATCCACCGGAGGCAGGAGCCGTGCGACTACGGTCGAAAGAGCGTCGGCTGATCGCTCAATCTCCTTCTCGAAGATGGCAGATAGCAGGGCGTACGACTCAGCCCCGAGCACGCCCGACAGAGACTCAACGGCCCTCTCCGGGCCGGCGTAGTGAACATGGAGTAGCTCGTGGGCGATAATCCGGCGCTTCTCTTCGCCGTCAAGGGTCCAGAAATCGCTAGATACCCGCAGGGTTGCGGTCCACAAGTTGTCTGATACCTCAATGTCGGCCCAGTTATCTTCCTCTGTTGGGTGCTTAGACACCTCTACCTTCCACTGGGATAGGCCGAATAGGGGAACGCACCGGTTGACGTAGTTCTGTAGCTCCTGAATACTGTACATGATCAGCCTCCTAGTCCTTTGAATACGTTAAATGGATCTTCTTCTTCCGGTACTGCTTGCTCGTTAAGGGTCGCGGTGTTATACGGAACCCTTGGCCCGGTGCTGCCTCCGCCAGCGAACTGTGAGTACAGTGCGTCGGCAGCTGCGGAACCGGCCACGCTACCAGCCATACCACCAGCGAACGATCCACCTACCGGCAGGACGGCTGTTCCAGCTACCGCGCCTGCGGCAGCACCGCCAAATCCACCAATGATGTTGATCAGAGTTCGTAGCATATCGCCCTTGTTCATAGCCGTAAAGCCTAGGGCAGCAGCGTTGGACAGCGCCGGGCTAACGGCCCCAAGAGCCTCAAACGCAAGGCCGGTCTTAACCATATCCTCACGT